CATTTTACAAGCCATTCCCCATAAAAATCTTTTGAACTAAGTCTACCCTCTATATGATGTAATACCATCTGCTGTGGCAATAAAAATACACCAACATGATTTAAACCTTGACTATTAATTGAAAACAAAAGACTATCTCCATGTTGTAAGTTTTCGTCAGGCTCTAATTCTCTAAATCCTGTATCTTTAAAACATTTATCAAAATAAGGATTAATACGAAAACTGTCAGGGTTATTAGGTCTTTCCCAATCTCTTAATTTAATTCCTACTGATTCGTAATAGTCTTTTACAAGTGTCCAACAATCATGCACTCCAAAAGCATAACTTCTTCCTATTAGTGGTGCTTGATAACCTGTTGGTTCAAACTCATGCCATTTGTTTAAGGAAACAGCATATATGTACCAAATTTTTTTTGAGTTTTCACAAGCAGTTAAGTCAGCAGAACTAGGATAAGGGGTTTGATAAGGGTGGCTATGAAAAACACCTACAACTTCACCTAAGTCCTCAGCTTTGGCATAGTCCAAAGGGTTAATAATAAAATGATCGTATGGATTTACTGCTATATTTTTACAACTAATATATCTTTCTCTACCTTTAATAATTACTACTAAACCACATACTTCAGATGGAAAATTATCTTTTGCGTGTTTTTCTGCATCAGTTTTCCAATTACTCATGGAATGAACCAACTCCGGGAAATTGTCTTGGTAAAACTTGTCTTTTTGGAATTTTTACATTTGGTTGATCTATTATTGCACTTAACTCAAATTCAACGATTTCTCTGTTCTCAGTTGATTTGCGGTCAATTACAAAAACTTGGTTTCTACTTGTTGCGTTTGTATTAGCAGTTGTTTCTCCATCTAAGAACATTGCTAAAGTTTCAATTCTTGTAACTCTTGCATTTAATAAATCATTACCTGCAGTAATTTTATTAACTTCAATTAATATTGTTGATACTGTAGATAACAAATTACTAACTCTTAATACTGGTCTAGCAATTGAATCATTGCTTCCACTTTTTTGGTCAAAGCCCTCTGCTTCTATTGGCATTGGATTATATGTTTTGCTATTAAAAACAATTGACCCCGCCCCTGCTGCGGTCATACCTGAGTGCCAGCAATATGTAGTTGTTATGTTATCAGGATTTCCTGTGGCATAATGTGTGCCTTCTATTAATTCAAGTTCAAATAAATGAATAATAGAACTTGGATCAGGTTTTTGTAATTCATTTATAAAGCTATCTGTCATGCTTCAAAAACTTCTCGAAATTCAAGCTGTATGTCGTTTAAATTAAAAGCCTTATTCGTAACTCTAGGATTTTCACAAGTCCATTTTCCTGTAGCACCATATGGCGGTGTCCATGTAAAAGATTTAGCACCATTATTACCCTTTAGGGGGTCTGATAAAAAATTTAAAATATTATTTGTATCTGAAGTTGATCTATTGTTAAAAGGTAATGTCCAAGTTCTTCTTGATGGATTAATACCTTTAGATAACCTTTGTTCGTAACCATCTCCTAAAGCTACCCTAATAACATTATCTTCTATAGATAAAGTTGGTGCAAAACTAGGACTTACGTTTGAGCCAACTGTAGATTGATCGAATGTAGCCATTATGTATAAAGTATTCCTCCCGGACGTTTCTGTTTAATTAATTCAGCTTCTATAGCTGTGCCAATCATCTTTCCAAGTTGACTAGCTTTCATTGTATTACCTTGAGCAGTTGTACCACTAGCATTAACAGATACGTTTACAACATTACTTCCACCGCCTTGTGCAGTTACGCCTAATTTGCCATCACTACCACGTTTTAAAGGCATTATTGCTTCCGCACCCGCTTCACCCATTAAACCCATTCCATTCTTCATGGGAAATAGGGTGGGACGATTTACAATTCCTCCCGAAGCATATTTTTGAACCTTACCACCGTCATAAACATTACCGTTAGCATTTAATTTAAAAACACCTTCAAACCAATTTGTTAAAGGAGAAATAATTGCAGACCTTATGGCAATTCTTGTAATATCAGCAATTATTGATCTAGCTAAATCTCCAAAAGCTAATTTCCCTGTCATTACAAAATTAACAAGAGCATCTTCCATACCTTGTAAAGCGTTAGTCATTGCACTTTTAACAGCACCCGCAACATCTTTAGCCTTTGCTTGGTAATCATCTAAAGCAGCTTTCATTCCACTTAACACACCATCTTGCTTATCCTTTGTATCCTTATTTATTCCACCATCAAGTTTATTATCTCCTTTTAATTCATTTTCTTTTGGAATTGGAACTTCTGGCAAAGTAATTAAAAAATCATCACCTGCTTTTCTATTATTTTTACCAATTAAAAATTCCCTTAAAAATTTCGGTAGGGCATTAAATGCAATTATAACGTATCTATAAAGACCATCTCTTACTGCTTTAAAAAAATTCATTATTTGTACTCTAAATCTAATTATTAAAGCAATTAAAGAACCAATACCAGCTATAGCAAGAACAATCCAACCAACAGGATTAGTTGCATTAAAAATTACATTGGCAGCAGCAGCTAATTTAGTTCCAATTGCTAATTTAGTCATTAAAGCACCAATTTTTCCAAAGATTAAGGCTTTAACTCCTAAATTTGTAAGAGTTATCATAGTTACTTTTAAAGCTAAAGCAGCTATACCAGCAGCAGCTAAGCCAGCACCAAAATCTTGTATTGGTTTTGGAAGTTTAGATATGTCGGTTAAAAATTGGTTTATTATTTTTGCTAAAGGGTCTAGTACCGCAATAAAAGCAGAACCTATTTGATTTGTTACTTTTTCAAAGTTACCACCAAGAACATCCATTGTTAGTGCAAAACTATCCATATCTTTTCTTGTCTGTTTTGCTGTACCTCCACTTTCTCTTATAGCTGTAAAAGTTTTTTCTATTGATTCATCAGTTTGATTAAGCAAAGCCAACATTTTCGGACCCTGTTCTTTACCAAATAATGCCTCTGATATTTCTGCTTGTTGACCTTTGCTAAAGTTTTTAAGTTTATCTCTTAAAGTTGTTAATACTTCGTCCATAGGCTTTAAATTACCATTTACATCTAAAATATCTGCACCTAAAGTACTAAATGCTCTTGTTAATTTTTCATTACCTTTAGTTAAACCTAACAATTCACCATTAGCCCCTGCTGCTGCTTTTTGTAATTGTGATAAAGATTTTCTTAAGGCTGTACCAGCATCACTTCCTTTTATACCATTGTTGGCTAATAAAGCAGTTAGAGCTACTGTATCATTTACAGTTAAGTTAAATAGTCGAGCATTTGGAGCAGTATATTTTAAAGTTTCACCTAAATCAGCAATTTGTTGGTTTGAGCTATTTGCACCCGCCACCAAAATATCAACTAAAGCGTTAGTTTTTTCTGCTTCTAAACCAAAAGCACCTAAATTATTAGAAACTATTGAACCCATATCAGCAAAACTTGTAGATGTAGCTTCCGCACCAAGTACAATTCCGTTTAAAGAAGCACTAATTTGATCTGCGTCACGACCAGCCCTTGCTAAAACAGTTGCCAACTCAGCAACCTCTGTGGGCGTTCCAGCAGCTACTTGTGCTGTTGCATTTACAGCTTCTGTTATTTGATCTTTATTACCACCACCCTCTATAGCAGCAGCTTTTGTAACTTCTGCTTGAAAATTTGAAGCACCACCAACAATTCTTCTAATACCTCTACCAAGACCTAAAGTAGCAACAAGACCTGCTAATTTTTGTCCAGTACTAGCAGCTTGACCGTCTAAACCTTTTAATTTACCTTTTAATCTATCAATTTGATTACCTAATCTTTTATAAGCCTTACCACCAATATCAGTTCTATCTCTTAGTAAAGTTAATGCTCTTATATGTTCTCTTAAACCTTTTGTTGTATTACCAGCAGCCCTAGCCATTCTATTAATTTCAATATTCATTTTACCTAGCTGTACTTTGCTAAGTTTTGAACTACTGTCTAATCCCCTTAATTGTTTTTTGAAATTATCAACAGATTTTGCACCTTCAACTTTTGCTTTTAGTTTAAAAGTTGTATCTAAATTTAAAGCCATTATTTACTATCCTTGTTCATGTATATCATAGCTTCACGTTCCATGACTTGAATATCCTCAAAAATTTCTTTACGATTATCTATATCATACATTTCAAATAACATTTGTAAAACATTATAATCAAACCCAATTACCCCTCCCATTGTAGTTCTCCATTGAGTCATCATTCTAATAAATATTTCAACTGACATCCAATGTTCTTCCCAAACTTCAAAATCTTTTTCTATTTTTTTTTCGGGCAGCCCTACAATTCCTAAAACGGCAGCATCATCATGTGTTTTATCTTCTACACCACCATTTAAGAGATGGTCGACTGCCCCTCTAAGTTTTTTAATTTATTACCTGTTTGTCCCTCATAAAAACTTTTTACTAGATAAAGACTTAACATAGGAATCTCTAATAAATTTTTTAAATTTTCTTTATTAAAAGGTACTTCTACTTCTGTACCCTTATCATCTAACATTAAAACCTCTTCCCATCCAACAATAACTTTTTCACATACTTCGTTAGGGTCAAAGTCACTAGGTAATTCATTTCCATTTTTATCTACTTTTGGAGCAGCCTTTTTAGACATCTCAATTAAAAATTTTTGTGGCATACGTTTAAAAACTGCCTTAAATTTTACTTCTTGAAAATCATCATCTACTGGATATTCATAATCAACTGTCCATTTAAAAGTTTTAACTTTGTTAATAATTAATGCCATAAAAAAAGGTTAAACCATGTAACGCACAGTTTAACCCTTATTTATAAAAAGTAAATATTTAATTATGCAAAAACTAAGCTAATTTCATCATTACCAGTATTAGGAACTGCTGTATAAGCAAGATCTAACATATCTATGTCATCAACAGACGCATAATTAGGAGCAGTTATGTTGGCATTTGGCATTGTAACTGTTACTTTATTACCATCTGATTGTCCGTGCTGAAATGTATTATTGCCACTTAGGTTTGATGTAGCAGCAGTAAAATAGTTTTTAGTTGCTAATGGTATGTTCTCGATTTGAACAGTTCCAGAGGGTGCGCGATTATTTAAAATAACTTCTTTTGTACCACCTACTAATTCTCTATAAACAATTTCATTATTCATTTCAAATGAAAATGTATTTAAAGCTGCTGAATAACCTTGAAATTGAAAACCACTTGTATTTCCTTGTTTAAAAACTAAAGGGTCAGCTTGTTTTTGAAATGTACAAGTTGGCATTGTTGTATCAGTTGGTGCATTATATAAACCTGTCATTACGAATGTAATTGTAGGTATTGAACCAACTTCTGCACTTAAACTAAATGTACCTCTACAACCTGTTAATTTATGTTGTATGCCATCTGCGTTATAAACAATAGTACAAGAGTCAAAACCACTACTAACAGGTGCATAAGTAACGCTAGTACCACTAGCAACAGTTTGGCTTAAACCACATGATGTAAGTAATGGGGATATTTGAGGGGCGGTTCCTTTTGTCTTACTACCTGCTAATTCAACCGTAATTGTTACTTGAGCTCTTGTGTTAGCCAAAAGAGTAGAATAATTACCAAGATAACTTCTAATTAAATCCCTAGAAACTTCGTCACTTTGTACAGGTTCAATGGACAACTCAGTACAAAGAATTGCATCTGCCGAACCTGTAGCAGTTGGGTCACTTCCGTATGTGCTTTCGTCCTTAGCAAGTAAAGCTCTTAGTCTAGTTTTCTTTGGCATCTGAGGTGTCCTCTGTTGGTAAAGATTCTGTTGGTTGGGCTGGCTGAGTTTGCCTAATCAGCTTTCTCTTACCAGTTTTAGGATCAATAAGGTAGTGACCTCCTTGACCTGCGTACTTATCTTCCATAATAGCGTTATTTATGTGGATAAATCAGCAATTAATGTCTGATATATAATAATATAGTCCAAAGATACCACTCCGCTAGGTTGATCTCCATCTACTAAGTCAAAACTTACGTTTCTTGGTTGTATATCAATAGCGTTTCCACCTAAAGTTATATCACTTACTAATTTTGAATGTAAAGATTTAATTATTGGGTCGGCAGCTTGGTCAAGTGTTTTTGTCTTTGACCCCCTTGTAATAATACTTAACCTAATTTGTAAAGTCCATTGTAAATTATTTCTTCTAATTTCACAGTTATCAGTAATAGGTTCATAAATTAATACTGCACCCTCTTCCCTTGATACAGGTGTAACCCTGCTCCTATAAATACGAGTCCCTAAACCAGTAGTACCAGCTATTTGAGTTTTTATTTTGGCTAATATTAGTTCTCGTTTAGTACTCATGTCTTACTTAAAGTAATTTCTGTTAATTTACCGTCATCTAATAATCTTTGTCCTTTTACTTCAAAGGCAGTTTGTATTCCATTAACATCAGTTTTTATAGTTTCACCAATTTCTAAATCTGTAAAGTCTATTGTTTTTACCTGTAAAACATAATCAGTAGAATAAATCATGTCGCCAGATAAAATTTGATCGGGCATATCTAAGACACCCATTTTAGTTCCACCAGAATAAGAAACCTTTTGTCCAAAAGGCTCTTGCAAAAATACATCTAAATCGGCATCAATGTAAGACATAAGAAAAGCCCCATAAGGGGCTATATATTAACCGTATTTTTTAAGTGCTAAAGCGTTGATATTAAAAGTAAAAGATGGAGTAGACCCTCCAACTGTTTGTACTATTTTAATGTAACGCTTTGCTTCGTCTTTACTAAATGTGATTACTTGCATTGATGCAGAATCAGTTACTTGAGTAAAAGCTGCACCACTTAAATCACCATAAGTACCACCACTAGCATCAGAGTCTTGTACTTTGACATCTAATGTTGGACTAGACCCTGTTCCAGCAGCACTTGTAAGGATTAAAGAAACATCACCGTCATATTCCTTTAAGTCTATAGCTGCTGATGTTGCTGTACTGGTTACAGCAGCAGTAGCCACACAAGAAAATAATTGTAATTTTTCAAGTGCTTGTTGAATGATCGCCATTTTTTTTAAGTTGTTGAAATTGCAGTTTGGATTTCAGTTATTAACTCGGTTTTAGTTTTTGTAATGTCTAGCTCTAATCCAAGCTCTTTGCCGTATGTTTCTAAATTTAATTTAGTCATGCGTTCAAAATTTGGTTGTTTATCAACTTTTGGTTCTTCTGCTTTTACTTCTTCAGCTTTGTGAATATTTAAAAGCATCAAACCTATGTGATCTTCAACATCAATAATGGAGCCAGCACTCGTTGGAGTGCCAGCTATCATTGTGTTTCTTAAGAGCTTAAGTTTCATTATGTACCAAAACAGAACGCTCCGGGCTGTGTTACAGCATAGTCAACGTCTTGTAGAGCTATAACTCTTACGTTACCTGATGTAGCACCAGCGTATGGATCAACTGTTAAGTCTAATCCAGACCACATACCGATAGTAAACTTACTAAAGTCACCAAATAGGCAGTCATTGTTTTGTAGTTGGTTTGTAACAATTGCGTTATAACCATTAATTTGATTGTTCTCAAAAACAAATTTGCCTGTGCTTGATGCAACTTCTGTTGACTTCAAAGCACCTCTAGCAGAAGAGTTAATGATGTAGAACATATTTGCTACTTCAGCATTTGCTACAGCAATGTCGGTTTCCATTGCTATATATTCGGCAAATGAACCAAAAGTAGTAATAGTTTGTGTACCGATACCAGTTGTATCTTTAATACCTAAAGGCTGGTTAGAAGAACCTGTACCGTAAATAGCTGCTCTATCTAATTCAAGTGCTATGTTTTGTGCAATATCATTTCTGATTCTTTGCTCAACGTCAACAGATGCTTGTAATAGTAAACGACGGCTATAGTCTACGAAGGCTCCAATCGTCTTAGGAGTCATGTTTACTTGGTCGAACGCTAGGTTACTTTCTGTTGGACTTGAACCTTCTCCTACCCAATAAGCGGTACTTCCAGAAGTTTGTCTAGGAATTGAAATATTACCATCTAGCCCTGTCAACATAGAAGGGTTAGCAGCCATTATCGCCATAGAATTTTTTAACTGCTCTATAAATGAACCAGCTAATAATTCAGTTGCAACAAGATTACCCCCTGCAGTTGCGGTGCCAACTGTTAAATCTCTTTTTTGCTCAAGCACTTCGTTAGGAACAAGAATACCACCAGCAGGTCTGCCATACTTTTTAGATGTAGCGTCAGAAACTTCTCTTTCAAAAGCAGCAGCTTCTTGTGCTTGTCTATCTGTTGGATTGGACAAAGCGTGTAATGCTCTTGTAAAAGAAAATCTTTTGATTTCTTTTTGGTCTAAGCCTACTTCTGGGGCTTTTTGTATTTGTGTTTGTTCCACGTTGTTGAGTCTCTCCTCTCGGTAAGTGTTGATTGCGTGGCGAGCATCTTCTACTGATGCACCATCTTGATTTAACTTATGTGCTAAATCAGGGCAATTGTATTTTTCGCCCATTGCTGTCACCGTATTAGCTCGGCTTCTTTCAGCAACGATTATATCTTGGCTGCGTTTTTGCTCTGCTTCAACGGCTTTGCTTGCAGCCTCTTTAGTTTGCTCCATGTTTTTGGAAGTTAAAGTTGGACTAGATGACGGAGCTTGAGCCGTCAAAGCTTCCCTAGATTGCTCTAGGTCGGCTGCATCTTCTTCTGGTGGAGAATCTGCAACCATCTTAGTTTCAATCTTATCTCCTTTTTCTAGACTTCGCCCTACTCCAACGGAAGCATCTGCTGGCACCGAAACCAATGATATTTCCATAGCCTTCCATGAGGTAACAACCATTTGATCTCCACGTTCCTCAATCTCGTTTATTTGATATGCAAAACTTACTTGTGAAATAATGCCATCTTCTACGTCATTACGTTTTTCAACTGCCTTAGGATTTCTACTCCATTTAATAGTTGCATAACCCCTTTTGTCATCTGATATTTCTGCATTTTGTACAACCCCAAGAACCTCGTCACGATTATGATTCCAAAGAAAAGGGGCTGTTCCGTTATTTAGACGTGATAGGTCGGCAGCCCCCTTTTCATGTGATAAAACTTCTTGTCCAAAATATCTTTGAACTGGCTCTTCAGAACTAAAACTCATATATAATTCATCATCATTAACTCTTATATCAGCTTTTAATTCTCTTGTCTGAACTAAACTTTGATCTTTATTTTTTTTCTTTAATTCTTTTAAATCAACTTTTCTAACTTCTTGAATTTGTTTATTATTATTTTCTTTATTGGTTTCAACTTTTACAGATAAGGTTTTTTCTTTTGTTGATTTTTCTAAAGTCGAGTCCATAGATTTTTCTTCTGTGTTGTTATCATCATACTCATTTAAAAGAGTATCATCAAATTTAGTCTTTTCTTTTGTTATTTGTTTAGTTGCCATTATTAAATGTTAGATATTAAACATATTATCAGAATAATTAGATATTAATAGTTGCCGTATTTAAAGTTTATATGCTATACTTATATTAGTTAGAGAATGATACCTCTAACTTATTTAACCCCATTGAGGAAATTTTAAAATGAGAGACACTTCTTTCTTAGGTAAATTATTAGCACTAACTGAAAGTACTAATGAACATGAAGCTAACCTAGCTAAGGCTAAGTTACAGCAACAACTAGAAAAAAGAGGAATTAACCTTGACCAGTTAGAACAACAATTAGGAGATATGTCTGTAGTTGAAGAAGAAATAGAAGTTATTTCTTTTAGATATGGACAACCTTACAAAAGAATTGACCCTGCTGTTTCTATTATCTTAAGTGCTGTTGCTGATTACTATAATGGCAAAATTGTATTTACACCTTTTAAAGCAGACAATAAAACATACATTACTGAAGGTGGAAAGTATAAAGGACATAGACAAATGGAAATTAATGCCAGTAAGGCAAGAAAGATAGAAATAGAAATTTATACAGATTATTTAGTACAAGCAGTCCAAGATGCTTGGGTTAGACATTGCCAAGAAGATCCATTTACAGTTGCTATGAACGGTTCTGCTTATAGAAACAGTTTTAGAAAAGGGTGGGCAATGAAAGTACATAGTAGATTTGAAAAAATGAAAGCTGACGAAGAAAGAAATGGTAGGCAATTAAAGTTAGCAAGTAAAACTATTAATGTATCTGCTTTAGCTGTTACTAATGCTAATAAAAACGAATTAGCAAAAGTTGAAGAGTTTTATAACCTTAGACACCCATCATTAAGTCGTGGAACTACCTATACATCAGGCGGGTCTGGTTCTAGTGCTGGTAGTCACGCAGGTGGACAAGTTGGTTTAAGTAGACAAATGTCTAGCAATAGCCAACGCCAGTTATCGGGGTATTAAATGCCTTATGTAAAAATGACATCATATTCAAGATGTAAAAGATACTCAGGTGCATTAATTAAATGCCCTGAGTGTAACCATATAGCTCGTGTTTATCATCTAAGTTGGTGTGCTTTAACTTGTCAAAAATGCAAGAAAGCTAATCTTAAAGTTAATTGGCTTATTGAAAAACCTTAATCTTCACTAATACCTGTCCCTCCACCTAAATCGAGGTCTAATTGTACTCCAGACTCGCTTAAAGTTTCTTGTTCTGCCTTAATTTGATCTATATTATCCTCAAAATCTTTACCTAACATTGATACGATTTCACCTTTTGTATAGTATCCAGCAGCTTCTCCCATCCTAAAAGCTTCAATCTCTTTTTTTGGATCAACCCAACTCCAACCCCTAGCTTGCCATCTTGGGTTTGAATATCTTAAAGGTGTTAATTCATAATCAGGTAAATTTAAAGATCCTGATAAAACAGCAGCATCTAAAAATTCTTCAAATACCCTTTGATGGAAGTTTTCAATAATAAATGTTTGTAGCATCTTCCAATGTTCTCTATCTTCAAGCAAACTTAAACGTGAACTAGAATAGTTAGTTTCGCTAAAATCTCGAGAAATTGTTTCGTAGCTACAGCCTAGTCCAGACGCGAAACGCCTAATTTTGGCTCTTACATACATTTCATATTGGCTGTCAGGACTACTGATATTAGGAACTGTAATTTCCTCTCCCGGATTTAGGTATTTAAAAACACCAGCTTCCCAATCTGTAAGTCTTTGTTCTTCTTGTACATCATCTGCTTCTAATTCTCCTTCAGTAGAACTAATAAATCCCATTAAACTAGCACCTGCACGAGCTCGAATTACTGCTGCACTTTCGTAGCCGGACATTTGGTGCATATCGTCCATAACGCAACTTAGCCAAGGAACGCCCCTATTTTGTCCGGGACGTTCTTGTATAAATAAATGAATAATATCGTTGGCATTTATTATTGTATGTTTTTGATTTTCATAACTATTTTCAAACCAGTTGTCGCCCGGATGTTTATTTAAAAAAGCATATCTTTGTGGCCTACCAAACTTATCAACTTCTATTCCCATTCTCCATTCATTACCTTTTCTTGCTGGTTTACCAGAATACTCATCATCTAATAAATCACTTTCAATAATTTCTAGTGCTAAAGGAACTGTACTTTTCCCAAATTTTCTTCTAACTATTCTTAAAAATACTTCACCACTTTCTACTAAAGCACCAACTGCTAAATTCTCGAGCATGAAAAAACTTTTTTGACCAGACACATCACAGTTATCTCTTTTACACCAATTCTTCCATTCGTTTTCAATCATGTAACTTAATTTTTTATCTTTTTTCTTACCCCTAATTGCTGGAACCATACATTGAAGTTTTACACCCTGACCAATAACATTTATTTGTGTTGTTCTCTTAGCTTGCTTTGCATAAGGGTTATCTCGCATTAATTGACGACTTCTGTCCCTTAATTTGCGTAAACTTACCTTAATTTCTGCATCTGCTGATGTGTTACTAGAAACCCAGCCGTCAGTAAGACGTGAAATAGCTGCTCCAGCATATCTACGTCTTTGTATTTTTTTTACCTCTGGCTGTCTATTAAATAATCTTGTAATTGGTGTATGCCAAGCCATAATTAACCTCTTGTGCGAATATATAAATTATGAGGATTGCCCTCACCATTTGCAATCTTTTGTTGCTTTTCCTCTTTAATTAAATCTCTTTTATATCTATCTCTAATAATAATTAACTCACTTAAATCAAATTTTTTAAGACTTCTATTACCTATTTTATATTCTTGAACAGCCTGTCCAGTACTTAAAGCCCTAATTGTTTGTTCTATAGCATCAAAATCTTTTCTTAATTGTGTTCTGCCATCAAAGGCTTTAGGGTTACTTCCAGAATATAAAGTACTTTCTATAACTGAAAATTGACCTTGAGCTATAGTTTGTCTTTCATTACCAGACTTATTAGCCATAGCCTGATAAAACCATAAGCCATCTGGAAACGTAGCTGAAGTAGCATTACTTATCGTAAATTTAAAACCATCTTCATGTGCTGTGCTATTAATAGTAGCTGCAAAATTTTGCTTATTAGTTCTTAAATAATAAACAACTGACCAATCTGGGCTTGATATTGGATTGCCAAAATGATCTTGAGTTGCGTTGAGAGTCCATTGTATGTAATCCCCCGCAATAATTTTTTTTGGAATAGTCACAGTTTTACCATGATGAAACAAATTTAGGTTTTTGAACCTTCTTTCTTGATCTTAACTCACTAATATAGTCTTTTTCACCCTTATTTTCATTTAATTTACTCTTAATTCTCCCTCTTTCTTCATAAACGTCCCAAATTGTTCTTCTATCTTTCTTTTGATAAAGCCTATGTAAAGCAGCATAAGCATAAACTGTGGTATCTAATGCTTCGTTTCTTTCTGTTGATTTTTTTACCCATTCCCTAACAGGAAAACCTTTTACAAATCTAATAATCTGTTTTTCTGCTGTTAACTGTTTAAAGTATTCTTCATCTGCTTTAACATTAAAATGTAAATAACCAGCACCCTCTTCTACATGACGTAACCTAGAAAATAATGTTGTTTTAATTGTATCTGTACCTACTATAAATAATTCAGCCCCACGTTTAATAACTCTACCTTTCCAGTTTAAATCTAATTTTTTACCTTTTCCTATAGGTGGTTTATCTTTAACGCTTGCACCTTTAATAGCAATAACTCCATATTTACGTCTATCTCTTGTATAAGCATAAACTTCGTTAGTAAAATGACCCCCAGAGTCCACAGCAACTATATCAGGTGTAAAACTACCCCCTAATTCATGTCTAAAAGGTCTTAGTAATAATTGGTCTAGTTGTTTCCATAACTCTGTACTTCCGGGATCTCCATATATTTCTTGATGGTCTATTAACCAGCCCTCTTCGCCACGACCCCACCCCCAAACAGATAAAGCTAATCTATTATCCTGTACATCAACCCCAGCAGTTAAAACAACTGCTTTTTCTGGTATCATATTGGACTCATAAGACTCAACCCTTTCCATTAATACATCTGCACCAACTTTTGCTGCATAATTCTCTTCAAATGTCTCTCCTAAAACTGTATTGACAAAAGTTTTTAATCTTTGTGGGTCAGATTTGGCTTTTATAAAGTCATCTACAATTTCTTCCCACCCTTTCCAACCGAGTGGAGAATATAAACCATTTAAATGAAATCCAGCCGTTTTACCATCACTAGGAGCAGTAGCCCTCCATTCTCCTCGACTTAAAAAATAGTGCTTATCTTTTTCAACAAATTTTTGACCACAGCTTTCACATTCGTATTTTACAGTTTTAGGATTATTATCTTCCCATTTAACTTGACTCCATTTTAAATATTGCATATGACCACAATGTACGCAGGGAACATAATATCTGCGTTGGTCACTCTCTAAATACTCTTGTTCAATTCTACTAAAGTCTTTAATAGTAGGGGTTGATGTCATTAAAATTTTTCGCCTACTGTATGTCATTGTTCTTTTTTCAGCCAAACTTACAGCATCACCTTCATTATCTAGGTCAGGTGGAAAAGCATCTATTTCGTCCATAAAAATATATCGACAAGGCATTGACCTTAAACCTACGGCACTATTAGCACCAGTTAAAACCATTATTCCTCCCGGAAAATCTTTTGAGAACATAGTATTTCCACTATCGCGACTCCTAGCAGGTGCTACTAAATTACTTAAAATAGGAGTATCATTGATAAGCCCTTCTAATCGTTGACGGCTTAATCTTTTTGCCATTTCTAAAGTCGGTTGAATAACAAGCATACTGGCAGGTGAATTAGAAATTACATAACCTAACCAATTAGACCCCGCTTCAGTTTTTCCAAGTTGGCTGGCAAACTGTAGGACAACTCTTTGAACTGGATTGTCTGTAGATAAGCAATCCATAGGTTCTATAAGATAAGGTGTTCGTTTGTTTTTCCATGCACCTGCCTCACTACTTGATTTACTACTTAAAATTCTATGCTTTTCAGCCCATTCAGAAACATTTAATGCTTCTTCAAACTGCAAACAATTAATGCAATCTTTTATTAATGTTTTAACTAATGTCAATTGTCTTTAACCCCTCTAAACATTCTCTTATTTCAAGAGTAATAATATTATGTATTTTTGCCGCATCTGTTTCCGCTGCAACTATTGGAGCAATTCTATCAGGGATTGTTCTTAAATTATCTCTGACCTGTATATGTAATTTAGATAATTTAAGTTTTAATTCGTCGAATGGTACTAACTTCTTTGAACGTTCTTCAAATTCTAACTTCTGTAACCTTGCTGCATACATTTCTTTTATAGCCCTATTTGCTGCTAATGATGGCATAGGACTTTTTTGACTTTGATCTATATATTCAGTTGGTTTAATTTTTGTTGTTATTTGTTGGTTTGTACGACCTAAAGCTAAATCTAATTCCTGATCCGCTTTTTCTGGATCAATAATCCATTTTCTACCCACTTGTTTAGCACTTGGTATCATTCCCTGTTGTAGATACTTAGTAACCATTGCACCGCTTACTTTCCTATGTATTGCGTAAGCCTTTGCATCCATAAATTTATCTTACCCCCATATATTTATGAGTTTGAATACTTATACGCCATTTATTATCCATTGCGCTCTTTACACATAAATCAGTATTTTCTGGTTTTTGGCTTACTGGTTGTAACCAAACTAACTGACCATAGTTTGAATCTTTAATTAATTTTTGTAGATTTTTAACGTCTTTAGTACAATTTATAGGCATTTTAAGCTCATTTGCTCGTTTTAAGGCCGAATTAAGTATTTTTAAACCCCCTAACATCTCAACTTTAGGGCTAACAGTTACCCAAGTCTTATGATATACATTTATTTCATGTGTTCCACTTGTTTCAACTTGTACTGTACCCATATTTGATAATAGCCAAGTTAAATTATATATATTTTGACTACAAGGTTCTCCCCCTGTAATTACAAAATGTCTAGGCTTTAACCTTTCAACAATACGACATAAATGTTTTTCATCTACATTTGACCACTTTGGGGAATCTTTTGTTTTATGTAACATCTCGTCTATTTCAATTCTTAATTTTTCTGTACCTTCTGACCATGTATGTTTCGTATCACACCAATGACAACCAACTGGACAACCTTGTAATCTTATAAAAGTTGCTGGCGTACCTGTAAAATAAGCTTCACCCTGTACGGTATCAAAAATTTCATTAATTTTTAGCATAGTATTCCTCTTTATCTGTTTTGGCGTTCTCTACACTTTCCCAAGCAAAAATAACCCATTCGTTTGATTTAGTAGTTATAAAACTTGAAAAATATGTAGGGTCTTGCTTAGATATTAAAACGTAATAACTACAATTTTTATATTTTTTGTATTCTTCTAAGGTTTTACCCGAATCATAAATATCATCTACGATTAAACAATTGTCTTGAGGTAAATCTAATAATGGAATTTTTAAATGGTGACTAAGTGCAACCGCTAAACATAACCCCCCTCGTGGAATACCATAAACACCGACAAATTTTTGATCTTTGTATTTAGTGATGGCTAACTTAACAGCACTATCAAAAGATTTCCAACTAAAATTAATCATGGCAAATAAATTACTGAATTGGAGTCGTGTTCTTTTACTTCTATCTTAGTAATGTCACAACGACCTTGAAATTTACTTTCTTCTAACCACTCTTTAGTAATCTTATAAATTTTATAGGCAAACATTTCACAACCTACACCATCATCTAATATCACTAAATCTAATAAACCTAAATCTTGTCCAGTTTCAAACCATTCAAGATGTGGGTCGTTTTTATCAACTAAAGTTTTATGATCGAAATACTGTTTAAATTCTTTTTCTAAATTTTTTAACCCACCAAAATCAACAACCCAATTTTTATCATCTAATTCAGTAGCTTGAAATTCAACAGCAATACCTAAACTATATCCATGTAAATATTTACAATGTGATTCAGCTTTAAATTGTCTAAAACAACAACTTAAACCCTTTGATGATGTATATGTTTTTTTTGATTTAAATATGGCCATTACTTATACCCTTGTCCTTTAAATAAATCCATTAATTCACTTCTTGCTTCTGGGTGTTCCCTAAAAATACCCCTCATAACACTTGTAACCATTTCTGTATCATTGTCTTTTACACCACGCCAAGTCATACATTGATGTTTAGCTTTAATAATTACTGCTAACCCTTTTGGTTTTATTAAACCTTCAATTGTGTCTGCTAATTGTATTGCTGCTTCTTCTTGTATTTGTGGTCGGGACATAACCCAATCTGTAATTCTATTAAATTTGCTTAAACCTATTACACGATCACTAGGAATTACCCCGATCCAACATTTTCCAATAATTGGTACTAAATGATGACTACAAGCAGACCTAACACTAATTGCACCTACTGTATATATTTCATCAAGTTTTTTTGCGTTAGGAAAATCAGTTACTTTCGGTTGTTTGTGATACCTACCTTTAAACACCTCATTTAAATACATCTTTGCAACTCTTTGTGCAGTCTCTTTTGTGTTGTGATCGTTTTTTGTGTCAATAATTAAAGTTTCTAAAAGGTCTTGCAACTTATCGGTTACTTCTTCTTGCAAACGACCTAATTCATCTTCATGTATAAAATCAGCAATATTGTCATTAGCAAAATAACTTGCTTTTGCTAATTCAAGCCTGTCTTTAATGGTTTTGTGGATCGGTGTCATAATTTTAATAATTCGATTGATAATAAAGTTTCTTCATGTGTCTTTGGGTTCGGGTGGTTTAACCTGTTTAAATAAAATTCTTTTTCAACTACATAACTTAATTTTTTTATTTGTTTAATTTTCCAGTAACTAAATAAAAGACATAATTGTCTTTCGTTTCTAAAAAATTTTGTTTCATTAATACTGTTAAATTTTTTGTCTGCTAAATTTTCGTTTACAAATTGTATAACCAATATTCTTTTAACTTCGTGACAAAATAAATGCGTAAATAAATCTATTACTTCTTTATCATTTAAATAATGTAGTAAATATCTCATAACCACTAAATCACAATTAGGTTTATAAGTTTTTATATCTTCAACAATATCTGGTTTTTTTGTAGGGTCTATATCAATAGTTTTACTGTTAGGAATATATTTTTTTAATAACCCATTTCCACCACCATAGTCTAAAACATTACCAGAAGTATTGATTCCGTTTAACATAGCTGGCATTGCATCATCATATAAAAGACGTGATGTTGTATCTTCCCAAGTCCCAAAATTTGTTCCTTGATCTATTTTATAAGTTGTCATTCTTCACCTCCTATGGGATATAAATGATTAAAACCTTGTGCAAGCAAATCAAAAGCTAAATTTGTTGCTAACGCAAGAAAAAGTTTTGTTTTTGTATGTCGTTCAATATCAACACTCATGTGAACACCACTTCTGGCACATAAGTTTCGTGAGTAACTTTTACCTCCATGCCAAGATTCTTTTTTGGCCATTATATAAGGGTCAATCCCTAACCTTTTTATCGTATTAATAATTTGATCGTTTGGTTTATTTTTAAATTCTTTTTTTTGTATTGTTGCAAATTTACCTTTTCCTAAATACAACCTTAATGCACCATACCTAGCTCCAGATTCCCAAGAACTACTGTCACACATATAAGGCTTATACGCTTTTATATAATCTATATTTGTAAAACCTAAAAGATGAACTCTTCTACCTTTTGCTGCTGACATAATTCCGTTTACATAACCTCTTCTTTTTTTACCCATGAAAGCATTAATACCACCAAACCCAACAACATCACTTTTACTATAAAAATAATCTATTGCTGCTTTGTCCTCTCCCGGAGTATATATCGGAACAGGTTTAAACCCACGTTCTAACATTATTTCAAAATTTTTAGCAGTTTTTTCAGCATCACCAATAACATCTAATGAAAAATACCTCCAAGGTTTAGGGTTACAAGTTTCAACAAATTTACAATAATCATCAAGTTCTATTTTTTTACCTGTTTGCCAAGCAGTAAACGCACCACAATCTAAAAGAAACCTCATTTTGTGTTGAGGAAAGTTTTTCATTTTATCCATTAAATCTGGAGTACAATATGGATAAGCAACTAGAACATTTAATTTATCTGTCATTTTATTTCTATAAAGATATTATTCTCGTTGCAAAATTTATTTATTTCGTTAAGTACCGTTTCTTTATTTTCTTCGTCTAATAAAACTGTAATTTTTGCTTGAATTGCATCTAAATGTTCTTCATCATTTTTAATTACATCTTCTATATCAGTTGCCCATCCATCTTCTTGTAAACTTTTTAATTCTTCATCTGTCCAACCAAGAATATTTAAATCAAAGTCTTGCAAGTTTAATTTAATTATTTCCTCTGCTAATAAGTCCTCATTCCAAGTAGCATTTTCAGCCAATTTATTATCAACCAAGACATATGCCTTTTTTTGATTTTCTGTTAAATGGTCTAAAACAACAACAGGAACAACATCTAAAGCTAATTCTTTTGCTGCGGACAATCGACCATGACCAGCAACAATTCCGTCATTGCTATCAACCAAGATGGGATTTAAAAAACCAAACTCACTAATACTGGCAGCAATTTGAGCAACTTGTTCTGTGCTATGTTCTCTTGCGTTTTTGTCGTACGGTATTAGACGTTCTAAATTCCATAACTCAATTTTTTGAGCCATTGCGACATTATATTTACTATTAATTGCCTTTTCCATGCCCCGATAATAGTGCGTTACACTAAAAATTACCATTTAATTGACATATAATCTACCCCTTATTGAGAATCCCAATTAACCATATATGGTGTCTAACACTAATGTTTTACGGGGGCTGTAAACCACC